ACCCTATGCAGCCAATAACTTCAGCTGGTATATCAGGCATAGGTCATTCACCATTAGGACCAGTTGAAGGCACATGGGTCGTCATCATGTTTAGAGACGATGATGAACAACAACCTATCATCTTAGGATCTATCGGTGGTATCCCACAGTCACAAGGTACAATAGACTATGATGATGATTCAATGGTGCTTAAACAAGACGGATACTTACCAGGATCAGGAGAGCAAACCATCACTGACGGAGATGGTAACACTGCGGTAAATACCGACTCTTCGAAGGTAGAAGAAGATGTTGGGTTAAACCCAGCTAGTAGTTATACACCATCAGCAGACGCTATCGCTCTGATCAAACAATATGAAGGTTTAAAACTTACAGCTTATCAAGACACCGGTGGAGTATGGACTATCGGTTATGGTACGACAGTAATCAATGGAGCTCCAGTATATCCTGGTCAAACCATCACAGAAGCTCAAGCTAACGAGTACTTAACAACACACCTAACAACTTCTGTATCTCCTATCATAAACTCTAAGACTAAAGCTCCCATAACACAATCGATGTATGATGCTTTGTGTTGCTTTACTTATAATGTGGGTTCAGGCAACTTTAGTAAATCAACATTGTTAAAAGAATTAAATGCTAGTAAGTACCTTGATTCCGCAACTATGTTTAGTGACTGGACAAAAGATAATGGAGTGGTGTTACCTGGTTTGGTCAGGAGACGCGGCTCTGAAAAAGATTTATTCTTAAAAGACGGAGTCCCTAGCGTATCAGGAGACCTTACACCTGCAACGTCTGAAACACCTCCAGTAGATTCTACTGCAGATAGTTCAGGATTAAAGACTGCTACTAGTCAAGCAGTAACTTTAGGCTTCAAAGATCCTAAAGGTAAGTACCCACTATACTTAAATGAACCCGATACTAATAAGCTTGCAAGACATGAAGACATCAAGAAGACTGTAGTCCGTAAGAAAGAACTCGCTAGAGAGAAGGGAGTCATCTCCGCGTTTAACGTAACATGGGACCAATCTCCTATACCATACAACTCATTGTATCCATATAACCATGTATTCATGTCAGAGTCTGGCCATATCATGGAGTTTGATGATACACCAAACTCAGAGCGTGTACACATCTATCATAAGACTGGTACTTATACAGAGATCGACTCTAACGGTACAGAAGTCAAACGTATAGTAGGTGACAAGTACGAGGTGCTCGAACGCAACGGACATCTATACGTAAAGGGTTCTGTCGATGTTACTATTGATGGCAACCATAACGTTAAGATCAACAATGCACTAAACGTTGAGGTGTCGGGTAAGACAAAAATTAATGTTTATAATGACGTAGAGATGAACGTGTCAGGTAAGATGGACCTATCAGTAAAAGAAGACCTAAACATTCGTGCTAATAACATCAACATGGAAGCTGTCGGTAATATCAACCTTGTTTCTTCCTCTATAAGAGAACAAGCAAGTGATATCAACGTTAGTGCTAGCACATACAAAGAGACTGTTGGTACATCAAGCTATCGTCATAATGGTACCAAGTACACATACATTGGTGGAGATACCTATACTGTAGCAGCATCAGGTAAGACTGATTATAGTTGTCCAACAAGTAGGTCTGGCGACACAGCATGTCCAAGTATTGATAGTGCTACTGGGGCAAGTACGACTGGACTCTCATCTCCTGGAGAAAAACAAACTCCAGAGTTACCAACATTTGCTGAGTTAGTAGTATTAACTCGTGGTGTCGAAGCTGCAGCACACTATGAGACTCCAGAAGAAGGTGACCCATCAGAGTATATAGACAAACGAATCTCAGACGGTACATTAGACCCTGATGATAAAGACTATGGTACTTCACAAGGCACTGCTTCTGCTGCAGAAAATAATGTTGCACCGTTACCTCAAAGCTGTAACATCATCAACTCTATGGAGAAGTTTACTCCAGACTTGATACTATCACCACACTTTAGTCTTGGTGGGTTAACTAAGGGTGGTTCAAGGATGCCTGTAAACCAACAAGGTTTAACTGCACAAGAGATCGTATGTAACCTCAAAGGCCTTGCCGAAAACTGTCTTGAGCCTATCATCAACTTGTATCCAGGTATGGTGATAACTTCAGGATACAGGAGACCGGGTGATGTGCCTAAGTCATCTGCTACATCACAACACTACTTAGGTCAAGCAGCAGACTTCATCATCCCAGGGTTTAACAGAGAGAGACACTATGAAGCCATCCAAGCCATCCAACAGATCATACCATACGACCAATTGATATTAGAGTATTCTGGTAAGACTACAGTATGGATCCATGTGTCGTTTAAGTATACTGCGAATAGGTTGATGGCGTTTACCATGAGGGATCATGCTAAAGTCGGTGGTACAGGACAGTTTACATTAATAGGATAATAACATCAAAATTATTGCATAAATAATAAGATACAAAGCAGGAGATAACAAGATATGCCAATTCAACTAGGTGCAACAGGAATAACATTCCATGACAATACTGTACAGACAACCGCTGCAGCTGGTGGTGGCTTTACTAACATGCAAGTCTTTGCATCTCCTGGTGTTTTTACTACACCAGCTACAACGACTAAGATTAAAGTAACAGTTGTGGGTGGCGGCGGTGGTGGAAATAGTTCTAATAATAATACTGCAACTCCAGGAGGTACTTCATCATTTGGAGCATTAGTATCTGCTACTGGCGGATCTGCTCCATCTAATAACTTCGGTGCATCTGGAGGCTCAGGGTCAATGGGAACTTTACAATTAAATGGAGGAAGGGGTATGAATGCTTCCATTTATGGTGACGGTGACGGTGGCGAATCTATTTTAGGTTTTGGTGGATCAGGCGGAAACCCAGATTATAATGGAAGCCCAGGTATAACTTATGGTGGTGGAGGTGGAGGATTTCAAGCGCCAAGTGGACCAACTAGTAGAGGTGGTGGAGGTGGTGGAGGTGCTGCTATATATGTAGGTCCCATATCATCATCAACTTCATATCCTATAGCTGTTGGTTCAGCAGGAACTAATCCTTTTGGAACTAATGGTGCTGCCGGTGTAGTCATCGTAGAATACTAAGGAATAAAACAAGGAATAAACATGCCAACAACAATACATAACACTGGAATAACGTTTCCAGACGCAACGACACAGACTACAGCTGCAGCTGGTGGTGGCTTTACTAACATGACGGTGTTTGCTTCACCAGGAGTTTTTACTACTCCATCGACAACTACTAAGATTAAAGTGACCGTTGTAGGTGGTGGAGGTGGTGGAGGTGGAGATAACAACGCTAGTGAAAGTGTTGCAGGCGGAGGCGGTGGTGGAGGCGGTGCGGCTATTTACGTAGGTCCTATATCATCATCAACAAGTTATCCTGTAGCTGTCGGTAGCGGAGGTGGTGGATCGACAACAACTGGAGGTTCAGGCGGAACTTCATCTTTTGGTGCTTTAGCTTCAGCTACTGGAGGTGGTGGAGGCACAGGCACTAATTCAAATGGTAATGGTGGTGATGGTGGGGCAGGTTCAGCAGGAACTTTACAAATAAAAGGACAAGGAGGTGCAGGTGGAGCATCTTTAGTAGCGGGTATTGGAGGATCATCATTATTAGGTGGAGGTGGTTATTCAAGAGCAGGTGCTCCAGGTAGTATTTTAAGTGGGCAATCTGGTGGCAATTATGGTGGTGGTGGTAGTGGAGGAAGTGCTGGCCAAGCAGGAACTACATCAGGCGGATCAGGCGCTGGTGGTGTAGTCATCGTAGAATGGTAAAATATGGCAAGAAATACCCGTACATTCTCTGATCTAGACCTTAACTTCACTAAACACCCTGTGACTAAGGACGTCGTACGTAAGTTTGATGAGGAAGCTATCAAAGCTGCTGTTAAGAACTTAGTATTAACACAAAACTACGAGAGGCCATTTCATTCAGAGATAGGCTCTCAGATTAGAGGTTTGCTGTTTGAGCCAGCTACCCCTATGTTAGGTATAATGCTCAAGAGAGCTATCGCTGATACGATCATTAACTTTGAACCAAGAGTCAAGTTAGATGACGTGTTAGTGACCATCTCACCAGATAATAATGAAGTATATGTATCAATCTACTTCACTATTGTAAACACCGTTCGACCATTACAGGTTGATCTTATTTTAACGAGAACTAGATAATATGGCAAATAAAAACATAACTACTGCTGAGTTAGACTTTGATGCAATTAAATCCAACTTAAAAACATTCTTACAAGGACAGTCAACTTTTGCTGACTATGACTTTGAGGGTGCCGGCCTTTCCGTACTATTGGATATACTTGCATACAATACCCATTACAACGCTCTATATACAAACTTAGCTGTCAATGAATCCTTCTTGGATTCTGCCAGCAAACGATCAAGCGTCGTTTCAAGAGCTAAAGAAATTGGGTACGTGCCTCACTCTGCGACTGGTGCTGTAGCTACTGTCAACATCACGGTGACTGGTACTACTTCATCACCGGCTACATTGACTTTACCAGCATATAGTTCGTTCTCTACGACTGTTGATGGAGTTCAGTATACATTTTACAATACAGAAGCTGTGTCTACCAATAGAGTAGGATCATCATACACGTTTACTAATATCAATATAAAAGAAGGCACACCATTAACTTTCAAGTATACTGTAGCCTCTGGAACAAGATACATACTACCTAATCCTGGTGTAGACTTACCAACCATAGATGTACGAGTTCAAGACAATGCATCTTCATCTGTGTTCAACACTTTTGTCAACCAAGAAGAAATATTAAACTTAGACGAGACTTCAAGAGTTTACTTCATAAAAGAGATCGAAGGTGAACTATACGAGCTAGAATTTGGTAACGATACTGTAGGTAAAGCTTTAACTACTGGTAACGTGGTCAACATATCTTACATGATCACTAACACTACAGCAGCAAACGGTGCAAGGGTGTTTAACTACACAGGGTCTAGTCTATTAGGTGGTACCGTAGCAGTAACTACGACTACTCCAGCTGTGGGCGGAGCTGACATCGAGTCAATAGAGTCTATCAGATATAATGCTCCTCGTTCATATTCAGCACAAAATCGAGCAGTCACCGTAGAAGACTACAAAGCTTTGATATTTAGGCTATATCCAGAAGCAGAGACAGTCAATGCATGGGGTGGAGAAGACAATGTACCACCAGTATACGGCAAAGTATTCTTGTCAATTAAACCTACAAACTCAAATGTATTGACAGCAGCACAAAAGAACTTCATCATCAACGAGATCTTAAAACAAAAGAACGTAGTGTCAATCACTCCAGAGATCGTTGACCCAGAATACATCCAGTTAGAGATCAACACATCTGTATACTATAACCCTAGGTTAACAGCTAAGTCTGAGACAGAGATAAAGACTTTAGTCGTAGATACCATCAAAGCTTATAACACAGAAAACCTTGAGTCATTTACAGGGATCTTTAGGTTCTCTAATATAACAGCTGACATAGATAACACAGAAGACTCTATCATAAGCAACATCACTACTATAAAACTACACAGAGAAGTAGAAGTCCAATATAACACTAATGCAAACTACAACATCTATTTAGGTAACCCGATATACAACTCAACTGTGCCAGAACAATCATTGACGTCTACAGGCTTCTATATCGCAGGCAATGAAAACTTAATGTACTTAGAAGACTTACCTACAGATTCAAGGTATGGAGTGTTGAAGATGTACTACTTTAACGTCGATGTAAAGACATACTTTAGAACTTTTGGTACAATAGACTATCAAACTGGATCAATCAACATGCCAGAGCTAGAGATCACTGGTATCGATCAAGCTACAGGTATATTTGAGTTGATCGTCAAGCCACAATCAAACGATGTGGTGTCTATCCGTAACCAACTAGTAACTATCCCAGACGAACAGATAAACGTTGAGGTCATACTAGATAAAGTTGCAGTAGGTGATCCTGCTGGTGGATCTAACTATCAATTCACTTCAAGTCGTAATTAATGAGCATTGATCTAAAGACCATAGTTTCCAAACAGATCCCTGAATTTATACGGGAAGATAACCCAACGTTTGTAGCTTTCGTTGAAGCTTACTATGAATACTTAGATCAATACGAAAAGCGTAACTTAATTGAACTTAGAGACATAGACCAAACAGTAAACTCTTATGTCCAATTTTTTAAGAACGAACTAGACATATTTGGTGAAAACTATGATTACATAGACCAAAGGTTATTCTTAAGAAAAGTCAAAGAGCTGTTCGTTGCAAAGGGAGTTGAATCTTCCTATAAGTTTTTACTTAAGTTACTGTTCAACAAGACTGCTGAGATATCGTATCCATGGGATTCCGTATTAAAGGCTTCTGATGGTAAGTGGCAACAAGAGATGTCTATATTTGTAGACTTCTCTGCTGGGACCCCAACTCTACTTCCAGGTAACAGAGTCAATATAACTGCACAAAACGTTATCATTAAAGTCTTCGTAGATCGAGTAAAGTATATCAGAAACAACATCTACGAGGTGTTTATAGATAAAAACTACTACGGTGATATACAAGTAGACTATACACTATCATATGATGGGATAGTTGGGACAATCATCCCTACCACAGTGTCTTACTATGTGACTCAACCTGGTTCAGGCTATAAGATAGGAGACCTTATCACTGGAACAACGGTGTCTGGTGGAGAGACCATCACACAGCTTTTAAAGGTCACAAAGGTCGATTCAAATGGTGGGGTGGTCAGAGTAACTACTCTTAAGTTTGGTGCTGGGTATACTGCTGGGTTTTACTTATTAAAGTCGAACGAAGCGATAACAAACTCTGCTACTATTTCAATAGAAAAAGAATCAACTCCACAGTATACTATCCCAGTTGACTCTACGATAGAACAGTATGAAGATTATGGGTATGTATTAAACCCTAACTACTCAGTCATAGAGTATGATGATCCTTCATACAAAGGTACTTTACTACAACAGTTCTATGATGAATCATTATCAGGACAAGGCGTAAATCCTGACTACTTATTGATTAGGTTTGACATAGGAGCTGTAGCAAAGTATCAAGGACACTACACATCAAACGACGGCTTCTTAGACGACATCATCTACATACAAGACAGCTATAGGTGGCAGAAGTATTCTTACTTAATCACCATCGATGAAAACCTTGAAAAGTATAAGTCTCTAATTAAGTCGTACCTACATCCAGCTGGTACAGCTTTATTTGGTGAGTATAGGATACAAAACACATTTGATGTTGATGCAACAGCTGTACAAGAATTAGCACAATGGAGATCTAAAGCTACATTCATCACTATAAATAAAGACATGGGTACTGAATATGTGTATCCTTCAGATCAAGGTGGACATATATCAATAGAACCATACAGCTCTGAAGGGTATTTTGTACCAGAAGAATTTTATAACCCACCGGTCGTTATCCCATTCTTTGGTGATGGTAGGAATAATTTACAATCTAATATAACAATAACTGATGCTTCACCCAGCATCGTAGAATCTTAATAGGAGTTAAAATGTTAAAAGACGGCATTAAATTAACAGGACGTTTGTTAATACAAAAATTTAACGTCAATAAGGAGCTAGTGTATTCTACAGAAGTCCCAAACTTAATAGTTACTGCTGGGAAAGAGTTCGTTGCTTCTAGGATAGTTGGAGCAACACTAGATGCTATGGGTTACATGGCTATCGGAGACGATGCATCTACTAGCGCTTTAGCTCAAACTACTTTAGTCAACGAGTTAGCTCGAGTCGCCACTACCTCAGCGACAGCTTCAGGCGTTAACGTTACATTTACTGGTACTTTTGGTGCTGGTGTTGGTACAGGTTCTATAGTAGAAGCTGGTATATTCAACGCCGATGACTCTTCAGTATTAGTATTTGATGGTGACAACGATGTAGATGATACCTCAGACGAGATCACTTATAACTCTCACGGCTTAGTAACAGGAGATAAAGTTACCTATACAGATGGAGGTGGTACAGCTATTACAGGTTTAACTGATGGGGGAACTTACTATATCATCCGTGTTGATGCTAACACCATTCAGTTAGCTTCTTCTTACGCTAATGCTGTGGCTGGTACAGAACTAGGCCTTACATCAGGTTCAGGTCTTAACCATAAGTTGACTTATGGTACTATGCTTTGCCGAACAACATTCCCAGTCATTACTAAATCAAGTTCAGAAACTATTGCTATATCATGGGTTGTTTCTGTAGGATAATAAAATGCCATCATCATATTCAATATTTAAACAGAAGTTTAAGAAGACGATAGCTGACGCTATCTATCAAGAAGTAACTTCTAATACTGCTACCTACTATCATTGGTTCGGTAAAGAAAATACATGGACAGACTTCTTAAGTCCGTTCATCCCATCTTCTACCACTGATACTCCAGGAGCACCTTCAGAAAACTTCAGATACGAACTACACGTTCGTCGAGACTTACTTACCGCAAAGAAGATTAAACCTTCTGACGTTTCATATGTTGTAAGACGTATCGATTGGACATCAAATACTGTTTATGATATGTATGATGATGCTATTGAGACTACTACTGGGTACGGTTATGGACCTGCATATTCAGGTGCTACACGATTAGAAGACGCAAACTTCTATGTATTAACTACAGACTATAACGTCTATAAGTGTATTGATAATAATGATGACTCTCCATCATTAAATATGCCTACTGGTACAACTGCAGAAGTATTCTCTACAGCTGATGGGTACAAATGGAAGTTTATGTACTCTATCCCAGTATCATTACGAAATAGATTCTTATCATCAGAGTATATGCCAATAGCTACAGCTCTTAAAGCACAATTTTACTCAAGCGGTATCATCAATACTATTAATATTGAAAACGGTGGTGGAGGCTATAACCCAGCAACTACTACTGCGGTCATCACTGGTGATGGATACAAAGAATCAAACCCATACTTAATAAGTTCATTGACTCTATCAGAAGCTGGAGACGGGTATTCTACGATAAGTGCAAGCGTATCTCCACCATTCGAGTCATACCTTGATTGGTCTGCAAACCTTAACGTATCTGTTGGTAGCTATATCAAATACACAAACCCTGCTACACTAGACGATAACTTTTACTACGTAGTTTCAGGAACTAAGTTAGGTACAAGCGGCCCAATTCATACTTCTGGAACTATCAATAACGGTCCAGCACAATTAAAATATGTAGGCACTACAGCAACGATATCTGTCACACTCTCTGGATCTGAAGTTGGTTCAGTGACACTAGTTGATGGTGGCTTTGGTTATCAAGATACACCTACTATTACAGTATCGGCACCAGTAGTAAAGGATGCAAACTGGCAAGCTTCAGTATCAGCTACATTAGGAGATATACTCTATCATTCTGGCAGATACTATGAAGTAACTACTGGAGGTACTACAGGAACAACAGGGCCAACTCACACTACTGGTGCTGTTGCAAACGGTACATCGACCTTAACATACTTAGCTACTCATGCAGTGATCACAGCAGTCATCGTAAAGACAGAAGCAGAGATAGATCTTATAATCTCTCCAGGAATCGATAGTGTCTATACGTTACTATTAGGGTCTCAAGGTACAAAATATGTAGAGATCCCAGATGTTACGATATCAGCGCCAGGAACTGGTACTACTGCTGAAGCTACTGCAGCTATAGCTGCAGGTAAAGTCACAACATTGACTGTCACTGATGCTGGAAACGGATACACCTCTGCACCTACTGTTACAATAGCTTATCCTAAGTGGACATTTAACGGAGCAACAAGTGTTAATGATGTAGCCGAAACCATCACATATACAGGTCATAGATTAGTTACAGGCGATGCTGTAGTATACAATAACGGTGGTGGTACATCAATCGGCGGATTAACTTCAGGCAATACGTACTATGTCATTAAGACGAATGATGATACTATTCAACTTGCTACTTCATCAGCTAATGCATCTTCTGGTTCAAATATAAACTTAACTGATGGTGTAGGAGCATCTCATACCCTAACACTTACGACTGGACAAGCTACAGCTACTGCAGTATTAGGTACTGGTGGAGAGATAGTTGGTTATACTATCGTTGACGGTGGTGTAGGTTATACTAATGCTAACATAGAGATAGTTGATTCATCTGGTTCTGGAGACGGAGCAGTCTTAGTAGCTGATTTTTCTATAGGAAACATTGATACATTACAAGCAAACGTTGAACTACTTGCTGTACCAGGATCGATCGAAGCCATAAAGATGGTAGAAAATGGCACTGGTTATGGAGCCGCGACAGTTAATATCCTTGGTGATGGCACTGGAGCTACAGCCACAGCGACATGTTCTGGTGGTCAAGTGACTAAGATACAGATAACTAACCCAGGATCTGGATATACATGGACTGAAGTTGAGATCACAGGTAATGCTGGATCAACGGGTGCAGTGGCACGAGCTATCATGTCTCCATTAGGCGGTCATGGATCAAATGCCATCGATGAATTAAATGCAAATTCAATCGTATTCTATACATCAATCTCTCGTGATAAAAACCAAGGTATTGAGATAAACAACGACTATCGTAAAGTTGGCCTTGTCCGTAACCTAAAACAATTTGGCTCTAACAGAAGGTTTACAGAAGACATTGGTTCTGGTTGCGTATTAGTTACAGGTACTTTTGATGTCACACAGTTAGAGCACGATATGTTACTATTAAAAGATGGCTATAAGAAGTATCGTATAGTCGACTTTAATGATACCCAAATCTTAGTGTCTGTATTTAATAACTTTACTATTAGTATAGGAGATGTATTAGTTACTGACCCTACTAACGAAGGAGCGGTTACTGCTCCACCAGTGGTAGCACAAAACATCATAGTCACTGCAGTTTCTGAGAGGACTATAGATCAATTTTCTGGGGACTTCTTAATGTTCTCAGTAAGAGAAGCTTATGCTCCAACGTCTGAGCAAATTATTACAGTAAGAACCACATTAACCATATAAATATATAAAACTATTGGAAGAGTAAAACATGGCAATTAACTTTAATATAGAACCGTACTATGACGATTTTGATGATACCAAAAATTATCATAGGATCTTATTTAGACCAGGATATGCAGTCCAAGCTAGAGAGTTAACTCAGCTTCAAACTCAACTACAAGACCAAATCAAGAAGTTTGGTAATCATATATTTGTAAATGGTACTGTAGTCATCGGTGGTGGTAGATCTTTTGAAAATAACTTACTTTCAATTAAGTTAAACTCTTCATTCTCTGGTGCTACTGTTAACATCAACAACATTCAGCAAAGCGCGGTGGAGACGACCGAG